TCAGCACTTCGTTGGGGCATTAAGCAGTGGCCCTAAGACGGGTCTCTGTGGCGCATAACGGGACCGCCAAGGATTCATTACCCGATCCACGACAGCGCGACTAACCTGCAATTGTCGCGCAATCTGGGCCTGAGTCGAGCCCAAGGCAACCAGCCGAAGAACCTCTGCCTCCTGCTCCGATGTCAACGTTCGCGGCCTCCCATGCCGCTGTCCCCTAGAAATCGCCGCCACCTGGCCAGCAATCACCCTCTCCCTGATGATGCCTCGCTCGAGCTGGGCGACGGCGCCCAAGACCTGCAGCATGAATACGCCCATAGGGCTTGTGGTGTCGAGCGGTTCGTTAAGGCTGCGCACCTCGGCGCCGGCCAGCTTGATGCGATCCAGGATCGACAACAGATCCACCAGAGAGCGGGCAACTCTGTCGAGCTTGTAGACGACAAGCACATCTCCCCGTGTTAGGGATTTAAGGCAGCGCTGCAGCTCATAGCGCTGGCCGATGCTGCTGGCCTTCTCCTCGTAAATCGTGCCAACTCCGGCTGCAGCGAGCGCGTCAAGCTGCATGCGAGTCTCCTGCTCTCGGGTTGACACTCTGGCGTATCCAATCAATCGCATATCGGGTTCCTCCTGCAGGAAATCTTGCTGTTTTTCCCACTTGGTAAAAGCTCAAAATGCCGGCCTCCAAAAGTAGTAGGACATAAGGACTGGGTCAGCAAAACGTGCAGGGCGCATCCACTGCGTGGACCGGGCTCTGGCCTCCGGTTGAGCCAACCCACCAGCCTCTGTCTCCGTCTCGGGGATCAGCATTGCGCGTGCGGGGCAGCGCACCTGTGCTCGGGGATTCACACTGCGCTCCCGGGGCCATGCACTCATGCTCGAGGCGGCCGCCGCGGCTGTCGGCGTGCGGCGCTCCGCTTGCCCACCTCGGCCGCTCTGGCACGCGTTGCGCGTGAGGGGCGAGGCACAGGTGCTCGGGGTGTCTCATTGCGCGCAGGGGGCGTTGCACACATGCTCGGGGCCGATCATTCGATGGGGCAGCGTCTGGCGCGCCGTCTCAATCACTGTGTGACTAACGATCCCTTGCGCGGGGGCAGTTAAGGCCCTGGCGATGACGTAAGGCACAGGGTGAGATGAGGTCCACCATGGGGTTTATCACCCCATACCCCGACCCCACCACTGCGGCACAAGGCCTCCGTTCTCGGGGCCCCGTTTGTCTCTCAGAAGGCAGCAATTCGCGGGAAGTAGTGGACGAAGGCAGCAGCAGCTACGGCCATGACTAGGCACATGAGCAGGACCAGCGACCAATGCCATTCAAATGGCTTCTTCTCAGGCGCGAGGGCAGTAGACGGTTTGGCCCATCTAGGCGTCGAATATGTTGCCGTCTTCGTGTCGTAATGCATGCCATTCTTGCGTGCATATTCTTGGCGGTAATAGTCTCGATCTTCAATGCCCATATGGCCTCCCTGGGAGGATTCTAGGGCTGTGATCGGTTAGAAGGTCACCGGCCTGGGGTGACTCTCTGGATACTGATCACGCAAAGCGCGGCGCAGATCGAGCAGGCCGTGGCCGGGCTCTGACGGGGGGACAAACTTTGGAGGCGGAGGTAAGGCAGGCACCTCGTTGTCTGGGATGGTGCCACCAGCCAGAACTACCGCAGGCGGCTTGGTGATGGCTTTGCAGGCCTCCGGCTCACGATCAAGCGAGTTGCCGCCGGTGTCATAGCAGCGGCAAGCCGTAGCGGTAGCCATGCAACCAGCAAACACAGGCGCAGAGGCTGCAGGAGCGGCAGCAGCTGCAACAGCAGCGGGAGCGGTGACCTGGCCAGGGTGAGACGCAGCAAACGCAGCAGGCAGAGCGGCAGGGGACTTGGCGCCGGGCTGTGGGGCCTGGGCGACCTGAGCGGGCTTGGCTTGACCTCCAGCGATGCGCTCCGCGAGCCGCGCATAGGTCGTTGGAGCCATGAAACCCACGCCAGCGATGCCGGCCAGAATGAACCAGACCAGGCCAGGGATGCGCCGGGGTTGCTTGGTGTGAAGATCGGCGCTCTTATAGAGCTTGAAGACCTTTTTGCTGTAGCGCCAAGGGGACTTCGTCATGCTCTTTGCGTACAGCAATCCACGTGAGACATGGTCCCATTCGTAGACGATGGCCATGGGCATATTGGCAATGCGGCGCACATGCAAATGGCGCCCACCGAGGGCGTGGATGTTCTTGTCCACCAGCATGACGTTCTGCGTGATGATGATGAAGTCAACGCCCATGTGTCGATGAGTCTCTAGGGCCTCAATGTCGGCCGGCACGGCGCTTCCGTTCGCTCTTGGCTTCCAATGCCGCTGCACCTCATCGAACACGATGACGCTGCCGGGCTTTGCCCAGGTGTGCCAATCTCGCAGACCTTGGTTATCGCCGCCATCAATGAGCTCGTGATCGAGCAACAAGCCGTTGATGTTGGTGTAGATGGTCCGAGGGTGCATCGTGACGACACCATCCGCCCCTTCTTGGGGAATGTGCGTCCCGACCAGAGGCAGGAGCAACTTTTCAATGGTGTAGAGCGTTTTGCCAGCACCAGGGGTGCCCGTAATGACGGTGATCATCCTGGGTTCTTCCCCAAAATTTGAGTGGCAGACTGAATCTGCCAGAGCAGCAGCTTCGTGGTAATCGCACCGAAAATCATGCCGAGGCCGGTGCCGCCACCTGCGTACAGAAAGAGGTTGAACATGTCGGAAGGTAAGGTGTTGATGCCGCCTTTAACGAGGTCCTTGACCTGTCCGACCGCGATCTGAAAGCCTGTGATGGTGACGACGCTGAAGCCGATAGCAGTGAGGATGCGAGCAATCAGCGGCTGCATCATCGACAAGAGCCATGTGCCAATCTTCATTCAGTCCGCCTTTCCGGGCATCACGATGAAAAGCGCGCCAAGGGCACACATCAAGAGCAGCAAGGGCCGCACATAGGTAGCGACGATGCTGCAGGTCTGAGGCCAGTCGTAGACCATCACTGACTGACCATTGATGTTGGCGTACAAAGATGCAGGGCACGCACCACTGCCCCAGGTGTCTTCGATCTGATAGGTGACGTCAACAGTGGACTTCGGTATCTCTCCATCGGGAGTATCGAGGTCAGGCTTTTGGCAAGCGAGGATGTCCGGATTTTTCTGGCAGAGATCGGGCTTGTCCTCTTCGGGCTTGGCATCGTCTTCGGTGACCGTCTCATCCGTCGTGGTATCGGTCTGCCCGGTCACATTGTTGGTGATCGTGGTGTTGTTGATCGTGGTCGTGTTGTAGGTCACGACGTTGTTGTTGTAAGTGACGTTATGGGTCGTCGTAGTCGTGTTGGTACGCGTTGCAGGCTGCGTTTCTCCAGTGGTCCCAGGTGCGACCTCAGTGGTCGTGCCGGGATGCACGCGAGTCTGGCTACTAGTTTGCGTGCGTGCGCCTGGTGCGCTTGATGGACCAGACACCGTAGGCGTGCCTACGATAGGACCGGCAGCGCCGAAAGGATCAATACCAGCCTTGGTAAACCCCTCCTGAACAACGTTAGCGGGCAGGCGAGACGCTTCCGGCTCGTCCATGTATTCCGCAATGTCATCGAGAGACGAAGGCAACCAATTAGCCCAAGTGTCGGTAGTCGTTCTGGACGGCGGAGAAAACTGAGACTTAGCCCAGGTAGGCGCTGATTGGCTGAACGAATATTCGTAGCTGCAAGTGGTTTTGTTGACAAACGTCACCGCGCGAAAGTAGGCGCCGCCCCGATCGCGTGAGTATGCAAGGTGCGCACTACAAGACGTCATCAAGCTGCGACTCCAGCCACCTCCAGGAAGCTCAAACTCTACGCAATCTGCGCTACAAGATTCAAGCTCCTTTTTTTCGACCTCGCCGGTAATCGGGTTGACACGGAATCGCTCGGTATCGTTGATGTAGTCAACGATGAATGGCAAGGCCAACAGGGCCAAGCCGCCAGGGCCACCGACCGCTGCGCGCAAGCCACGCATGAACGCAACAGGGTTCACTTTGGCTTTTGCGGCTACTTGCACGGCCTTGCCGGTGTCGCCCAACGGGGCCTTTACAGAGCCCTCGAGCAGCGGCCCCATAGGAGACGACGAAGAAATGCCCATGTTGCCGAGCAACGTGCTGGCGCCAGATGGCGGGGAGGTAGGCAAAGGCGAGCCCGGGCCACCAAAATGGACCGCAACGGAATTGCCAGCCGCAACACCGTTGAATGCGTTAAAGGCTGGCGATGGAGCAGCGATTGCTATCGGAACGCCACCCAGAGCAGCAAGAGCAATGAGCCCGCGAAGAGCATTTCGAGCGAGGAAGGCATACAGAGCTTTCATCAGTCGTGATCCGGGTTGATGCTGAAGAGGTTGAGGATCTGTTTGGCGCCCCAGATCACCACGCATGCGCCAATAACCAGGCCGAAGAGAGCGAGCAAATCTGACATTCGCTCTTCGTTCGGAGGTGCCGGTTCGACCTGCACGACCACCGTCACGGTGTCCGTGGACGCTGTGGCGGTGTTCGTGGCCATGGCTTAGCGCCAGCCGAGCTTCGAAGCAAGCTTCAGCAGGCCCCAGACTGCCACCATGGCGCCGATCACCAGGGCGATTGCAGCCAGCATGTCGCCCTTGGCTGCGCCCACATCGGTTGCGATGGAGGCAGGCAGTTCTGCATAGGCGGCACCAGCGGTGGCAAACAGGACGACGGGGATTGCTGCCAGCTTTGCGGCAAGGGTCTTCGGGTTCATTCAGTTTCTCCAGGTTGGGTTGGTCAATGCTGCGGAATTGCAGCCCAAAGAGCAGCACGCTGCCCTTCAGGCTTCAATCACTCAGCGGGGGACGACAGCAGTGCCAGGCGATGCCTGCGATGCCTTAGCGGCCATCGGAGGGAGTGGGACCACGGACACGATTTCCTGCCGGCGTTGGCCGTAACGCATCACGTCTTGCATTTCGAGCTCGGCCATGCATGGCAGCTCCAGACCGTCAAGCTTGCGCAGCACAGCTGGTTCGCATTGGTATTCGCTGCCCATGAGGCCGCGAGCACCTTTCCCCACGATGGGGAGGGCTGTGTAGAGCTTGCCGATGGCATAGGCGTTGCCGGTTTTCTTGCTGACGCCTTCGCTGATTTCGATTCCGATTACGTGTGCTTTCATGGCCTTTTCTCCTGTAGTGCGACCGACGACGCCGCGATAAATCCGGCCAGGGTGGCCTTTTCCAGTCGTCGTGGGACGCCTGGCCGGGAAATGAGGTCTAAGAGGTCGTCTGCAGCGACATGGCCGCGCATGACATGCACGAGCTTTCCGTAGCCGACACTGGCGTGATGCACCATCGTGTCGAGGCTGAGGTCTCCCTCTTTCTGGTGTGTGGCGATGCGTTCGCCGGCGACGGGCAGCAAGCGCTGGAGGCACTCGTATGCGCCGACGAAATACACGTCGCAGCGGGTGAGGACATCGAGCGGGACGTCTCGATCACGGTTGCGGATTTCGACCTCGAAACGAGTCCACTTGTCGCCGCTGCCTGGGGCGAGCTGGAGGCCCTTTTCATAGGCACGAAGCATCTTTCCGTTCTCTCTGCGCCCAATCTCAAGAGTGCGGCCGTAGAAGGGTTCAGGACTGAGCCAGTCGCCGGGAGTGCTGTGACGTGGTGGACGGCCTTCGCCTGCAGTGAATTCGCCAGCGTGCATCCAATCGCGGGCATCCTCGACGGTGAATTCGCCGTTGAGGCAGTCAACGGCCAAGTCCACACGAGTGATGGTCGTTTCCCACTGGGCGCCAAGCCAGTCCTGGACCGACTGCCAGTCGCCGACTTTGGCGCAGGCGCTGCCGGAGAGGTCCAGGCGAGCGCGGCCGCGCATCCGATCGCCGCCCCAGTCGAGCAGAGCGACCTGAGAGCGTGAGCCGTCATCGAGGCGCATGTACAGCCGGGCTCCGAACTCAAACCCGAAGTGTCCGCGCCCATCTTCTGCCTCCACAGCCAGGCCACAACCGCGCAAGAGGTCAAGCACCGTGGCAATGACGTGTTCATCGGGTTCAGGCTTCCACGTAGCCGTGAGCCAATCGACCTTTGCGCGCTGCTGGGAGGTTTCCCCTTGTGTTACAGCACAAGGGGAAGGCGCTGACGCGCCTCGAAGTTGAGCGCGGCGCTTCATGCCGACGCCTCCACGACAGCCGCGAAGGGAGAATCGAAGCGAACCGTCATGCCCATATCGCGCACCTGGCGCACGTAGCCTTCGAATGCTTGCACGTTGCTGAATCGCTTGATGGAGTGGCCGTTGGCCAACATGCCCGGAGGGCACTGAACGAGCCAGACGCGCGCAGGCGCTGGCTCCATGTGAATGAGGGCCGATTGACCGCCGTTGATGCGCCTCATGCGCGGCGCTCCCAAGCTTGGGGAGCAAAACGCCTTTTTGCTTCAGCTGTAGCCGTCACCGCATCGTCAGAAAGAGACACCAGCAGATCGCGCTGGCGGGCCAGGAACGCGAGCTGGCTCTCGTTGGCCTTGCGCTGGAGCTTGTGGCTGTTGCAAATGCCGCCGCTCGTCACTTCGAGCTCGTGCAGCGTGCAGGCCGTGCGCGGGGCAATGATTGGGCTGTCGTGGCGCACGACTTCGAAGTGCGCGCAGTTGCGGCAACCAGGGCGGTCGCCGGGGGTCTGGTAGCCCACCTGGGTATGCTTGGCGACGAGCCTCATGCTTCACACGCGCCGCAGAATTTGCGGCCCCTAGAGATCATCCGATCGCAACACAAGCAAAGGTCAAAGTCATCTTGCCCGGCACTGGAACCAGCTCGAAGATCGCACATCGCATCAAAGGCGCGTTCGAACTGCGCAAGACTGGTGCCCTTCCCCTGCCCGGCGGCTGGAGCCGGCAAGCTGGCCGCCGTTTGGATGGCAGGGGTCGGGCAAGCAGTAACGCTGGACATGTGCACCAGGCGGAAGAAGCCGCCTGTGTCGTAGGCCAACTCCAGGACGTTGCCGTCCACTGAGCGGACCTTGTACTCGTCGCCCTGGTAGGTGACGCGTGCGCCTGCGGTGATGGTTGAAAGGTTGGGCATGCCGGCTCCTGTGATACAACGATTACGATCTGTAATCATTGGGGCCGAACGGTATCAGGATTACAGACAGTAAACAAGCTTTTTGTTTACAGTCGGTAGTCTTTTTTTAGGAGCGTGACATGCACACGACCATCGATTTATTGAATCGCGCAAACGATCTGATGCCATCAGATGCGGAGTGGTGTCGCCGGCTGGCGATCTCTCGGACTTCGCTTGCAGTGGCTCGAGTGCGTGGACGTCTAACGCCCACAGTGGCTGGAGCACTCGCAGAACTGATCAACGAGGATCCGAAACACTGGATCGCAGTAGCAGCGCTGGAAGCGGCTCCAGCGGGGCATTTGAATACACACCTGTGGGGCCTGGTTCAGGCTGGCGCGAAATCATTTGTCGGCTGGAAGCGGCTCCAGCGGGGCATTTGAATACACACCTGTGGGGCCTGGTTCAGGCTGGCGCGAAATCATAGGTTTGCACCACTGGTTCGACTCAGCCCCGGGCCGGTACCTGCTGGCGTGGGAGCAGGAACGCTATGACGAGCTGGTGGCCGACGTGTTCGGCTACCACGCCTTGCAGCTCGGAATGCCGGGTTTGCAGGGCCTGCGCGCCAATCGCATGCCACACCGCTGGCTGGCCCTCGGTGCTGAAGAAACCTTGCTCTGGACCGACGAAGCCGCCGGCTGGCACGCCGCCGGCGCCCTGGGCAGCGGTGACCTGCTCGCGCCGGCCCTGCTGGCCGACCCGGTGGCCCTGCCTTTTTCGGAGAACAGCCTCGATCTGGTGCTGCTGCCGCACGCGCTGGAACTCAGCATCGACCCCCACGCCGCGCTGCGCGAAGTGCAGCGCGTGCTGGTGCCCGAAGGCCGCGTCGTCATCAGCGGGCTGAACCCGGTGAGCCTCTGGGGTCTGCGCCAGCGCCGGGCGCGGCTGTACCAGCGCCTGGGCGCGGGCGGGCACCTGTATTTGCCGGACGTGGGCGAGTTCATCGGCCACTGGCGGTTGCGCGACTGGCTGCGGCTGCTCAATTTCGAGGTCGAGTCGGTCAGCTTCGGCTGCTACCGGCCAGCGGTGCGCAGCACGCCCTGGCTCGATCGTTTCGACTGGATGGATGGGCTGGGCGCCCGCTGGTGGCCGATACTCGGGGCCGCCTATGTGGTGGTGGCCGTCAAGCGCGTGCATGGCATGCGCTTGCTCGGGGCGCCCTGGCGCCGCACGCCCCAGGGCGCCGCGGCGCCCGTACCGGTGGCCAATCGCGGCAGGGTCCGCGATGGCGGGCCGGCCTTTCGTGTGGATGGATGGGAGTA